GTGTTGGGCCACTCTCGTCAGTCGTCCGAGAGTTGCATAATGCACAATCGTTGCAATAAGCCATGGGCATAACTGAGCTAGGCCAAGCCCTAGGGATCGACAAATCGGTCGTCTCGAGGCTTGTGAAGAAAGGAATGCCCACGCATTCGGTCGAGGCCGCGCAGTCATGGCGGGAAACGAATGCCAAGCCCCGCGCCAAGAGGGGACAGGCCGGAACCACGCCGCCGCCTCCCAAGGCCACGAAGACCCAGTCGGTTGCTCAATCTGTCCAACCTACGGTCACGCTGCCGAAGATCGAGGCCCAAGCGCATGACGCGCCCGAGCCGGACGACGATGACAACACCCCGCGCCAGTCGCTTCGGCGGGCGAGGTTGGCGGAAAAGGTCGGCTACAACGAGCTTGTCCTCTGCAAACGGAACGGCGGATCGATCGAGGACATTCGAAAGGCCAACTCGATCTACATCGCCGCCAGGAACAACCGCCACAAAGCCGAACGCGACTTCAAGGAATGGCAACGCGCGGAGGGGATTCTGCTCTACTTCGACGAGGCCAAGGAGATCGCCGGTCGACCGCATGTGGCCGCCAAACAAATGTTGGAAGTGATGCCGAAAAGCCTCGCGCCTCGCTTGTTCGGCCAACCGCAAAAGGCCATCGAGGCCGCGCTTTCCGAGTGGTGTGATTCTCTGACTGAAGTCATTCGCAAAGCCCTATGACCCCCGCCGCCGAAGCCCTGCGCGAGCACATCCGCTCGATCTATGCGCCGATCGATCGCCGGTCGGTCGTTCAGTGGTGTAGCGACGAAGTGATCCTCTCTGAGCGTCAGACCCAGATGCCGGGGAACTTTTCAACATCCATGACGCCGTACATGAATGAGCCGCTCGAGTCTTTCGGCGATATCGATGTCACGGATATTGTGATGGTTTTTGGAACTCAGACCGGAAAAACCACAATCATACAGGGAGGAGCATCTCATCGTATTTGCAATAAACCACAACCTGCTTTGTGGGTCATGCCGACCGAAGGCCTCGCCCGATCATTTTCAGAAACGCGATGGATGCCGCTCTTTGACGATTCTCCGACGCTCGCTGCCCAAAAACCGGCCGATCGAAACCGTTTCAAGACATTAGAACAACACTTCAGCCGTTGTACCATGAACTTCGTCGGGTCCAACTCACCGGCCAACCTCGCCAGCCGCCCCGCCGGTCTGCTCTTGCTCGATGAGGTCGACAAGTTCGCGACCGAGACCGACAAGGAAACCAGCGCCCTTCACCTCGCCGAAAACCGCACGAAATCTTTCGTCGGCGCCCTCCGCGTCAAGACCTCGACACCGACCACGCCCGAGGGACCAATCTGGAAAGAGTACCTCAAAGGCACGCAGGAAAAATTCATGCTGCCATGCCCGCATTGCGCAGAACGCATCGAGCTTTTGTGGGAGCAAGTGAAGTGGGATCGTGAGGCCAAGGCCGACGGCAAGTGGAACATGGCGCAGGTCGAAGAATCCGCGCGCTATGAATGCCAGCATTGCAAAGGCTCGATCAACGACGGGCAGAAAATGGAAATGCTTCAGCAGGGGAAATGGCAATGCACCAATGAGTCCGCGCAAAAAGGCTTCCGCTCATTCCACCTCAACTCGCTTTACGCACCATGGCGGTCCTGCACCTTCGGCGCGCTGGCGGTGAAGTTCCTCCGCGACTCGGAAACCCTCAACGGCCTGCAAGATTTCACCAACTCGACCATGGCTTTGCCGTGGGAGCAGGTCGAGACCAGCATCGGCGATGCTAAGATTCTCGGCCTTTCCGGCAGCTACGAAGTCGGCACCTGCCCGATCGATGAACCCGCGCATGTCGTCACCTGCGCCGATGTCGGCCAGGAGAAACAGCACTGGGTCACCACCGCCTTCGCTGCCGATGGATCATCCTATGTCTTGGACTACGGCACCACTCTATCAGTCGAGGATCTTCTCCGTGATCCGCCACTCCGATCCTATGCTACACCCAGCGGCGGTATCGTGAAGCCCGAGTGCGGCTTGATCGACTCCGGCTTTGCGACCTTTCGCGTCTATGCCACATGCCAAGAGTCCGGCGGATTCTTTCACCCGGCAAAGGGCGCAAATGTCACCTTCGGCACGCGGATCAGCCGCACCACGATCGACAACTTTCCCGGCGTCGTGCTCTACACCTATGTCGACCACGCGATCAAGACCGAGCTCTTCATCGATCGGATCAAGGACCAGAAACCCGAGCTCAAGATCCCGAAGAAAGTCACCACCGAGTTCATCGCAGGACTGAGCGGGCAAAAGCTCGTCCCGCGCAAGACGCCGAGCGGCCAAGTCTATGTCTGGAAGGATGTCCGAGACGACCACTTCATGGACGCGCTCAAGTTGTGCCACATCGCGTGGCACATCTTGAAAAACGCTTGAACATCACAGCTTTGCCGCCTCTTCTTTGATAGATGTAAGGCAATACTCTCTTATGTTCTCAATGAAATCCCTTGCTTTGTCAGGGTCATGTTCGAGGAAATCATCATCAAGCCAATCGTTCCAGTAATCGTCACATTGGGTTTTTTTGAGGATTTCACTAAGTCCCTTTTTTGTTTCCTCATACCTTTCAGAAAGGTAAAGATCCACAGCTTTTTCAAATGCTCGTAATTCTTTTTGCTGATCTCTGAGCATCGAAAGAATGTCGGAAAATCCTCCGATTAATTCTTCAGGTGTGGTTTCAATATCTTGTTTCAGTTTCATTTTTTTATTGGTTATAGTTCACGGAATGCTTCATCCGCCACGCTGGAAATGCTGGCGGATTTTTTTTTGGCCACGCTGCGAAGTTTTGCGTTCGCCTCATGGGAGATCGAGAGCGCGATCGTCACGCGCGTTTTTCCTGCCGGTCGTCCTGCGCCTTCGCGAGCGCCGCCTCTGGTTTCGGTTTTTTTACTCATGTTCGGCGTTGATGGTGACTTGCATGGCTTGTTTGGTAGTTAGTGTTAGGCAATTCAGAAGGATTCCTAATCATAGGTATTCGCGGCCCACGGTAAATTCAGCCCCACATTTCGGCGAGCTTGGCCATTCCCTCGTTGTACTCGCGTTCCTCGGCTTTCGTCATTTCGATGGTGTGGATTTCATTGGTTCCACAGTCATCCATGGCGGAAGCGATCGGAACTTGTACGGTGTTGTCGGTGGTAGTGCGGATTGTTTTCATGTTTTCGGTTCTTGTTGGCGTTGCGTCGTGCAACTGGGAGGACAATACGCCCCGCTTTTGATTCCGTCAATAGGGAAATCAAATAAAGATGAATTTTTTTCACGGGTTGAAAACCCGCCATTTTGACACCCGCCCGTCGGCGTGAGCGAATCCATGAAAATCAGCGGCGTAAAGTCCTACCTGCGCCGGACCAAGACCAACGAAGAGCTAGAAGCCTTGGCCGATACCGTCTTTTCAAGCGCCACCGAGGAAGTCGTCATCACCAGCATCGGCACCGAGGGCTCAAGCTCGTCGGGGCAGGTGAGTTTCCCCAAGTGGCTTTTGCTCCAAGCTATCGAGGAATTACTCACCGACGGAGGCCGTGAGCGTCAGCTTGCCTCGATCGTCGACCGCTCGCGCTACTCATCGCCGCTTTGATTTTGACACCCCGAAATCAATCGTGAGCGAAATCAAAAAATCAAACCGCGGCGGCAAGCGCGCCGGAGCCGGACGCCCGAAGAAAAACGCCACGCCCAAGGCAGCTGCCTTTGAAGCTGCCGAGCACTCAATCAACCGAGGCCTCGTCATCCTCAACACCGTCGAACCCCGCCGCGAGCTCCCCGCGCAGACTCGCCTCGAGCTACTGAAGAAAGCCCGCTGGCTTTACAACAATGTCGGCGTCGCGGCATACCTCATCGAGCACCTTGCCCAGCGTGCCGTCGGCACCGGCATCGTCCCCAAGGCCCGCACCGCGAATGCCGAGTGGAACCGCATTGCCGAGCGTGCGTTCGAGGATCGCGCCTGCGCTGAGGCATGGGCATTCGACGCATCCTCACAGGTCAACTTCTACGGCGCCCAATCCCTCATCCTCCGACAAGTCGCCTGCGATGGTGATTTCTTCGCGCAGTTCCTCACCACCCAGACCGGCGGCGCACGCGTCCGCTTCATCGGCGGCGAGGCCGTCGGATCAACTGCCGATTCATCCGACCGCTCGTTCGACGGCGTGCTACTCGATCAGTTCGGTGCGCCCATATCCTACCGCGTTATTACGGACCGCGCGAATGGCAAGTACACCGATGTCCCAGCGCAGGATATGCTCCACTTTCGGCACATCCGCCGGGCAGGCTACCCACGCGGCGCGTCATGGCTGCACAACGCAGCGATCAACCTGCAAGACCTCTCGGAGATTCTCTCCTACACCAAGGGCGCATTCAAAGCAGGCGCGCAGATTGGCTTTTCGATCACCAGTAATGAAGCCGCCAAGATCGGCCTCGGCGCGAAAATCACCACCAGCGAAGGCGAAGACCTCAGCACCGAGCGCCTCTACAACGGCACTTTGATCCCCAAGCTCAAGCCGGGCGAGTCGATCCAGAGTTTCAAAAACGAACATCCCGGCCAGAGCTTCGAGCCGTTCGTCCGCTATGTGATTTCCGAAGTCGCGCGCGGCATCGGCCTGCCACCGGAGGCGCTCATGATCTTCGTCGGCGCGAGTGGCACCGAGTTTCGCGGTCTGCTCGAAGTCGCGCAGAATTTCCTCGAGCGCCTGCAACAAATGCTGGTCGATCAATTCTGCCGTCCGTTTTGGAAATTCTGGATCTATCAAGAGATCCAAGCCGGTCGCCTGCCATACCCCGGCGACGATTGGTGGAGATGCGAGTTTATCCCGCCGAAGAAAATCACGGTCGACAACGGACGCGATGGCCGCCTGTACAGCGACTTGATGGATAAGGGCTACATGTCGTGGGAGCGCTACTGCAACCTCCACGGCCTCGATGCCGAAGCCGAGGAGGACGACATCCTGCAAACCTACCTGCGCCGCAAAGCGAAGTGCGATCAACTCGGCCTCGAGGTTGGCGAGGTTTTCCCAAGCCAAGGCACCGTCTGAAATTTTGACACGCCCGCTGCGGCGTGAAGACCTGGTATGCCCTATCTGCCCGCGCTGAAGTTCGCCAAACCGAAATCTCCATCTTTGATGAGATCGGTTATTACGGCGTCAGCGCCAAGCAGTTCATCGGCGACCTCAAGCGCGTCCCTGCCGATCACGAGATCGTCCTCAAGATCCACAGCCCCGGCGGTGAAGTCTTCGATGGCAACGCGATCTTCAACGCGCTCAAGCGTCACCCCGGCGGCGTCACCGTCCAGATCGAAGGCCTAGCAGCCTCGATGGCCACCGTCATCAGCCTTGCCGGTGCTCCGGTGAAGATGGCGGCGAATGGATTCTACATGATCCACAACCCGTGGGGAGTCGCGATGGGCGATGCCGACGAGATGCGCGATCAAGCGGCACTCCTCGAGAAAATCCGCGAAGGCATGATCGCCGCCTACGCATCGAAGAGCGGTCAAGAGCCAGAGCAGATCGCCGCGTGGATGGATGCCGAGACATGGTTCTCCGCCGAAGAAGCGCAGGCCGCTGGCTTCGTCGATGAAGTCACCGACTCACTCGCGATCGCTGCCAATGCCAACAAGTTCTCACGCCTTGGAAAGTTCCGAAACGCACCATCCGATTTGACAGCGCGGTCCGTGGATATGGACCAAGAAGTCAAACCCTCCGAAGAGGAAGTCATCATCGCCCCTGCCGATGAGACCATCGTCGAGCCTGCCGCTTCCGAAGAAACACCCGTCGCCATCACGGAAGACGCGGTCATCGAAAGCGAAGCTACCGAAGAAGAAGTTCAAGAAGAAGAAGCACCTGCACCTGCCGCGCCGGTCGCATCCGTGCCACACGCCGACGCGATCTTCGCCAAGTACAACGCCGTGCTCGCCCGCGCTGAAAAAGCCGAGAGCGAACTCACCGCAGTCAAAGCCGAGCTCGATGCAGAGCGCAGCGCACTCGCGAGCCTCGAGCGTTCGCTTGGCCTCGCCGCCGCACGCGTCGTGCCGGTGATCGAAAATTCCGCGCCAGAAGTGAGCGACCCAGTCGCCGAGTACCTCGCCGCCGTTGAGGCAGGCGACCGCAAAGCCGCATCCGCGCTCTTCGAGTCGCACAAGGCCGCGATCTGGAAACACCGCGCATCCCTTTCGAAGGCGTGAGCCGGAGAGAACCACGAAACCAACCCCAAACACACCCCCGCAATGCCTAACACATTCGACTCCTCCCTCGTTGCCGATTCCATCGCGCAACAAGCACAGACGGTTCTCAGCAACCGTCTCGCCGCCCTTAACCTTTTCGCCACCGACTTCTCGTCGGATGCCAAGAAGGCCAAGGACACCATCCAAGTCCCGATCGTTTCCGCGACCGGCGCGACTGTTGTCAACCCGACCAACTTTGAGCCCGGCGGCAGCGCCACCGTGGGCAAAGGCACCGTCACCCTCGACCACATCTTCCAACCGTTCGCAATCACTGCGGCTGAGTTGGCAAACGGCCACCGCCTTGAGCGCTTGATCCAAATCTCGCTCGACGCACTCGCCGACAAGATCTGGGCGCTCGCCACCACACCGGTTACTGTTGCCAACTTCGGCGCAGCCGCTGTGACGAAGGCTGCCACCGGCATCACCGCCACCTCTGGCGATCTGCCAAAGGTATGGGCTGCGATCAGCAAGAGCGCCCGCAAAGGCCTCGTCGTGTCACCCACGATCTACTCGCAGTTGATCCCGACCAGCACGACCGCCATCAACCTCGGAGCCGGTGCTTACGGCTTCGACAACGGTGTCCACTACGCCAGCTCGTTCGGTGGTGAAACCAACATGATCGGTTTCGGCTGCTCGCCAGAAGCCCTTGTGATGGCCGCTGCCGCTCCCGCGATCGACGACGCAGTGCGCGCTCAGTTCGCCGTCAGCGATGTTGTCACCCTCGACCAACTCGGTCTCTCGGTGCAATACAATGTCTGGGGCTCGACCGCCAACCGTCAAGTCAACGCTTCGCTTGAGCTCATGTTCGGCGCAGCCAAAGGCCTCACCGACGGCACCATGGCGATCATCAAGTCCGCATAAGGTTCGGATTCTCATCGGTAGCGTTCAACTCCCCATCGGCCAAGCGTCGGTGGGGAGTTCTTCTTTTGACATGCACGCGCATTCAGAATGACCCCCGCCGCGATCAACGCCTTCCGCCTCAAATCGGCGGCAGTTCAAAACGAGGCACACGGCGTCACGGTTCGTTTCCGAAATGCCGACATCAAGGTGGTGATTTCCACCGTGCGACTTTCGCTCTCGCTCGAGCTTGGCGGCAATGCCCAAGGCGGTGAGTACACCGTGCGTTTTCTCGGCTCCACTCTCACCACCTCACCCACACGCGGCGAGCAACTCACCTTCGGTGGTCGCAAGTACACTATCACTGAGGTCCGCGATGCCATCAGCACGCCGGGCGAGCATGTCGTGACGATTCACCCTGGCTCAATTTCCACCCTATGAACCTTTTGATTGAGCAATCCGTGCGCGACTGGCTCGCCGACCTCGAGGCCTTCGAAGGCATCGCCATTCATTGCGGCCAGAGTGACGAAGAAATCCCCAACGATGCGCCGCTCATCATGGTCGCCTGCGAGGACATCAACACACCTGCGCCCACGCTCTACATCGCCACCGTGCGGCTGATCGTCAGCACGCCCTCCGTCATGGCCGATGCGCTCACCGATCACCGCAATCTTGTGGCGAGCCTACGCAGCACCCTCAACGACGCCGAGACCATGGCCGACTTTTTTCCCGAAGGCATCACCTGCGCCGGCGCGTCCATCAACACATGGAACGAGTCGCAGAGCAACGACCGCTGGATGTCGCAAGTGAACCTCACACTAGGCATGGTCGAGGGATAATCGCGCAACGCGATTTGACACGCGGGCAGTGGGAGACCCCCACAATACCATGCCCGCCACCATCTACAAAGCATCGTCCGTCTCTTCAGTTGAGTTCGGCATCACCAACGAGACCGGCATCTTGCTCAGCTCGTTTTCGCGCAATGTCACCGCCAACAAGTCCGAGCTTCGCGACGCGGAAGGTGAAGTTGTCGCCGTCGCTATCACCGGCAAGCAAGCCGAGATCACCCTCGAAGGCACGCTGAACGGCAGCGCGACGATGCAAGTCGGCAACCTGCTCACACTGTCCAACGACATCGACAAGTACGGCCTCGCAGACGGCACCGTGATCGTCAACTCGGTGCAGGAGAAGTCTGCCGCCGGTGAGTTCAAGACCATCTCGGTCAGCGCCACTCAGTACAGCGCGACGATGGAGGACTAAGCGCCACGCGCCTCTACCCGCCGACGGCTCCCCGGCTAATGGGAGCCAATTTTTTTACACATTATGGACCACACAGAACTATTCCACACTAGCAACCTCAAGCTCGCTGCGACGCTCGCCACCCTTGGCTTTGATCCGCACGAAGCACCCGTCACGCGACAAGTCCGCAGCGACGGCAACGAGACCACCATCTTCTGGTTCAAGGCTTCACACCCGCACAACGGAGAGAGCGCCTTCGATGTTTTCCAGAAGTTCACCAAGCGTGCCGAGTTTTTCGCCGAGAGCGATCCCGAGCACCCGATCAACTACATGCGCGCGGTCCTTCAAAACCGCGACGAGTTCATCGATCTGATCCGCAACACGCCGCGCGATGTCGTCATCGAGCGCAATGGCCGGCGGATCGCGATCCGCGAAACCGCCTCGGAAGAGACGAAGAAGAAGTTCGCTGCGCTGCTCTGATCTCCAACCCCCACACATATATGAAAAAAGACACGAAAATTGAACTAGTAAAAGATGACGAAGTCCTGCGCGAGCAGGGCATGACCAGTGGGCCTGCTAAGGCGAGCCGCTGGGAGCTGCGCACCACCGCCGCCACCGAGGTGAGCTGGATGCAGCGCAACAAGGTGTTGCAACCGGAGATGGACATCCTATGGCGCGCCAGTGCCTTCGCCTACATCCACGAGGCACCCCGCGTCGAGATCCGCAAGGTGATCAATGACCACGACACCTTCATCGAAGCAGTCGACCGCTGGATGGACAAAAACGACCCATCCTCAAACGAGATCAAGGAGCTCGCGACGCTCATGAACTCACGCATCGAGGAATGGTTCGCCAGCTCAAGCGAGCAAGAAAACTCAGCCTCAGCGCCGGGAAACTGAACAGCCCCGGTTGGCTCGCAGGCTATGCCTGGCGGATCGCATCCATCACCGGCTGGGGCTACCGCGAGATCATGGAAGACCTGCCGTTCGCGGCAGGCTTGCAGATCCTCCATGCGGAGGACTACGCCCACAATCGCCAGCGAATATGGTCGAGAAACAAGGCTGTGTCCGAATTTGACTCTCTGGAGTTGATTGAAGACGCATTCGAGAAATTAACGCCATGCCAATGACCGCCTACACGAATGACATCGAGGATATGCTGGATAAATACCAGCAGGTCAGCGGTCGCTCGGTGCGCGATCTCGTGCGGGCCTACGCTCGCCTGGCTTGCGTTCAACTCGCCAATCGAACACAGGCGTTCACGACCGGCCCGAGCGATGGGCCTGCCGCTCTGGATCGCCAGTCGAAGACGGTATCTTTCGACATCAAGAAAGTCATCAAGGACAAAGAAAGCCTGCGCGAGCGTTTTGAGAAATCGGTTCAAGATGAAAAAATCCGAGATCGATTGGTCAAGGTGTTGAACGCAGGCCGTTATGACATCCTAGCCAAGATCATGGTCAATATCGGCATGATTCACAGTGAGTCGGATTTCATCAAGATCGCAGGTGTTTCATCAGCGAAAACCGCGCACACGCAGCACATCAAAAGAAAAAGCGGTCGAACGAACTTACCACCCGGCAAAGTCTACCTGAGCACCGGCGAGCTCGAGAGCTACATCGAAGAGGTCTCAAAGCGCATCGGCTACGCTAAGGGCGGATGGGCAGAGTGTGCGCGTGAGATCGGTGGCATTAGCGGCGATGGTGCTCGCGGAATCCCCGCCTATGCCAAACGGCACAAGGGCAAGAATTTCAGCGTCAGCGACCGTTCGAACGACAAGGATGAGCCGCATTTCACAATGACCAACTCCACCCCCTACATCCGCAAGCTATTGGACCAGAGGCAAGAAATGGCGGCGATGAACATCGCCCGTGAGCGCATGATCAAGTCACTTGAGAAGATTTTCCAAGCAGCCGCCAAGAAAGGCTCTGACATTCCAGCCACCACAAAAAAAGAAACTGATTCAGCCGTATGAGCGATTCCACAGTAAAATTTGGAGCAGAGGATGTCGGGCTCGAGAAAACCCTGAAGAAGCTTCAGGAAGAGCTCGGAGGCCTCCAAGACAAGGTGAAGTCCGGTGACCTATCGATGTCGGAGCTCGAGAGCACCATGAAGCGCATCGGACAGGTCGAGTCGCTTGAGAAGCGCCTCAAAGGCATGGGCGGTGAGGCGGCTCAGACATCACCAAAGATCAACGAGCTTGGCGATCAAGCAAGGACCATGGGCAAGAAAGCCGAGGACGCTGGAGAACGCGGTCACTTGAGTCTCGGCAAGATCGGTGCAGCGGCAGGCGTGGCAGGCGCTGCGTTCGCCGCTGGCATGAAGGTGATGGAGTTGGCAGCCGCAGCGACAAGAGCCGTCATCGATAGCTTCGGGGAAGCACTCGACCTCGGCGGCAGGCTCTCGGACCTCAAAGCCCGCACCGGCGAAACGGCTGGGCAACTCCTTCTCCTCGAGCGCGCCTTTGATAATACAGGCGTCGGGGCGGAGAAGGTTGGCACCGTCATCAACAAACTGCAAAACTTCATGCAGGACGCTGCCAATGGCGGTGATAAGCAAACAGCAGCAATGGCTCAGCTGGGGATCACATTGCAAGAGCTTCAAGGCAAAACACCGATCGAGCAGATGCGGATATTTGCAGAGAGGATCGCAGCGATTGAAGATCCCACACAAAGAGTCGCAGTCGCTTCCGATGTGTTTGGCACGAAACTAGGTGGCTCGCTTCTTCCGATTCTCACCAGTTTTTCAGGGGAGCTCAGAAACGCACAGGATGAACTTGGATCGATGACCAAGATCATGGATCAAAACAGCGATGTATTCGATACCATCGGCGACAAGTTCGAGATCATTAAAGGCAAGCTCATGGAGTTCGCCGCAGGCGTGATGTCGAGAGCGCTCCCAGCACTCGAGCTCTTCACCACCGCCTTCTCAAAATTCGATGCCGCAGGTTTCGGTCAACGCCTTGCTGATGCGTTCATTGGTGGCAGGGAGGCGATGAATGGATTTTCTAAAGCACTGGAGGCTCTCAAGGTTGGAAACCTATCTCTTGCTTTTGAAATAGCTTTTGCTTCGGTGCTTCTTCAAACAAAGCAAACAGCCAACGAGATTTACAAGAATTTCGTCGCCTCACTAAAAGCCGTCGGCGGGTTCATCGTCGAAGTGTTAGGACCGGATAGCACCATTTGGTCGATGATCTCGATGCAATTCGAAAAACTCGGCCTAGGTGTCGAACTTTCGTTCAAGCGCTCCGTGAAATCGATCATGGAAGCCACAGGGCTTTTTAGCACTGATACCATCAAGGCGATCCAAGAAAGCATAGATGTAACCTCAGACAGCATTAGCAGTCTCGAGTATCTAATGAAGGCCAGCGCCGGAACCATAAAAACCGACTTCAAAAACGCAGCTTCAGCATTCCCTGAAGAGTTTAAGCGTGCATACGGTGAAATAAATCCGATCTTTGATGTACAGCAAGACATCCAGAAAGTCTCTGACCTCACATCGAAACTTGCAGAGCAACAAATTTTCGGCGAAGAAGCCGTCAAAACAACCCAAGAGCTTCGCACATCGCTCAAGGAAATGCAGGATGAGTCATTGTCTCCATTGCAGCAGGTTTTTGCGGCAGTCGGAGGCACAGCTAAAAACTTCTCCGATGCAATGCTCAACCTCGGAAATAATATCCGAGCGGTTCCAGATGAAAAAAACATCGGGATCAAAATGAATGGCGCTGATAAAGCGGAAGCTGAGATCAAAAGAGTAAGCAATGCGCTGGACGGAATGCCCAATCAGAAAACCGTGGAACTTGCACTTGATGCAGGTTCTTTCAACAACCTCGCAGAACTCAAAAAAGAGCTCGATTTTTTCCCAGATTCCAAACAGATAAAACTGGTTTTGGAAAAAACCGGGCTCAGTCTTGAGGAGTTAAAGGAGCAGATCAACGGAATCCCTGAAGAAAAAAGAGCTAAAATCGCAATCGAGGCAACCGGCATTGATGACCTTGGGAAAGCTCGCGACATCCTCAATGCCATTGAAGACAAATCGATCGAGGCCGCCGCAAAAGCCATAGGTGTCGACGATATAGCTGAGCTGGAAAGCAGGCTCAATGGTGTGCCAGATCAAAAAACGGCTGAGCTCGCGATGAAGATCACGGGCAAGGATAGCATTGAAGAAGCGGCCAAAGCGCTCGAATCATTCCCAGGCACAAAAGATGCAAGGTTACTGATTGAGACTTCAGGCCTTTCATCCGTAACGGAGGTAAGAAAGATGCTCGATGGTATTCCCAACGAAAAGCAAACCAAACTGGCTGTCGAAGCGAGTGGATTGAAAAGCGTCGAAGACCTCAAGAAAGCCATCGATCTGATCCAAGACGGAACAGCCAAGATCGACGCCAACACATCGTCAGCGGACGCCAAGGTCAAAGAGCTTGATAATAGCATCAAAAAACTAGGCTCCGAGGCTGTGGAGGTAAATCTTAACGCCAGCGGCAGCGTCGAAAAAATTCGCTCGCAGCTCTCGAAAGAAATTGATCTTGGCCTCAGCAGTTCGAAAGGCACAGATATTCTGAATCAGATAAAGCCAGTAATCGAAGCAATCCGCGACCTTGTCACCAAACTTGAAAAGAAACTCCCGCAGTCAGCCCTCGGATACTAACAATCACCACATCACCAAATGCCAGCGATCATCTACCAGAAAACACCGGGCGGGCTCTTCGCGACCGGCGAGCGCACGGTTTCGACTTTCCCCAGCGGCCTCATCCGCGTCGACCAGACATTCATCTGCCCGACATCAGACGCCGCCACTCACCGCGCGGCACTCGCTGTCGGTAATGACATGCCCGGCGACAGCGCGCCAGCGATAGACGGCCTTAAGATTTTTCCCGAGCCGCAAGAGAAGAAACGAGACAACGGTTTCACCGAGTTTATTGTTAGTGCATATGGGAGGGTTTCCACTAACGTCACTATCAATGAATCAATAAAAACATTTAGATACAGAAATTACTTTTACACTTGGAAGACAATAGACATGATTTATGTAATTCAAGCGTCAGAAAATTTGATAAGATTACCAGAAGTATCACCATCTATTTTGGTACAAGATATTGATTGGAATGTTTCTTTCGATCTTAAAACCAACGGTGATACTTTGTTGAGTCAAACAATAAATCTTACTGATTATTATAATCCTACTTTTGTTTTTGCCTTTATTGGAACTGGCACTGTCACCATATCAGGTTCGGGTGTTCCAAACGCCACGACGATAACAGGAATCGGGCCAAACAAAGTAATAAAACAAACCGTGGATCGCTCCGGCGCATCGGGCAGTGTGATTGAAATTGCTGTTTCCGGAGATGTAAGGCTCGCAGCACTTAAAAAGTCAATCACTGAACCTCCTTTAAGAGAAATATCACGAGGTTCCTGGTTGGCCGCGGGCACCCAAAGAACAAATTTTGGGACATTCAATGAGATTGCGGTTAGTTATAGAAGTTATTGATTTGCCATGTCCGACCTCAAACTACCAGTCAACTTCGAAGAGAAGGCCAAGCTGCCGCCTGCGGCCAATGGCACGGGCTATCCGTACCGGATCTCGGCGTCGGATTTGATGAAGAACTTCACTTACGCTGCGCTCGACGCCCATGAGGACTGGATTGAAGATGTTGGAGTTTCCCAATACACTGGCCGCAAGCTCAAGCTGCCTCAACTACCCGGCAGCGGCACGCATGTGCTCGGCTGCATCGACGGTGAAATCCAATGGATCGGAACGGAATCCTGTTAATCCATGGCCACGATCAAATACCAAGAGGATGCGCAGGGGAACAAGAAGGTGATCATTTCGGTTGTCGGCAGCGAAACCAAGGTTAGTTGCGAATGCTGTTCCTCATGTCTTGCTTATCCTGCTTACCCAGTTGAGGTTGGAATCGATGAGGATGGCAATCCGACATTTGACCAATGGACTGCCGATTCAGCGAACCTTCCTGACTCAATCAATTTCTTTGGCACTACGCTATCTAAGAGCGGCACGAGTTACGGCAACACAACCAATGGCGTTTTTCTTGAGGGTGAAAAGTGGGCGGTTTACCGCAACGGAGTAAGAACCATAAAAGACCATTTGATTTCGGGCGGAATCAAAGATTTGTTTTTGGATCAGTATACCGCGACTTGGCCGAAACTCGACGAAACCGAAAACTATACCGTCACCTTGATTCGCACTGGCTGCAACACTTGGGATGCTCCATTCATTGCGGATGGGTGCGGTGCTGGTGGTGCTGAATTAGAAATTAGCGATCTTGGATGGAGTTTTACTGTTCTCTCGCTAACCTCAGGTGGCGGCCCATGTTATGGATATGGAGATGGAAAATACCCAGACTACCCGCAAAATGACCCAACTGGAACATGGAATGAGGTTACCATTTCATGATCTGCCCCCATCAGTCCCGAACCGCAGACCGAGGGCAATACACCTGCGCGGTCGGCAAGCATGGCGGCAAGCCGTGGCCGGGGCAATGTGCTGCCTGTCTCAACCCGAAACTGAGCACCGGGCAAATGATGGCAAACCTCGGCTCATCGCTCGTCAAATGGGCGGGCTCTGGCTTCACCGCCAGCGATCCCGACACGCTCGCCAGCCGCATGGATACCTGCAAAGCCTGCGACCTGTGGGACGCTGCCGGCATGGCAGGCACCGGACGCTGCCGCAAGTGCGGGTGCTCGACACAGGCAAAGCTCCGCATGGCCTCGGAGAAATGCCCGCTGGGCAAGTGGTGAGTTTTTGACACAAACCCAGCATTGCAATGAATATCACCAACGCACGCGCCACAGTAGGCTTGTCTTCCAAGGCCTCGCCAACTTCGACCAACACGAGTGGGTCAGTTCAAATCGGTCAGAATAACGAAACCCTGTCCTTTCCAACCGCTGATGTAGCATTCACGCTCCAAGCGTTTTTCGCAGGAGCAAATGGTGTGCTTGCACTGAATCCCTTCACAGGCTCGACCACTGGCTCTACGACTTGGGTCGCTGGTGCTCCGCAGGTTGAAACCGCAACCGCAGCCGGGACCGCAACCGCATCATCCAACGCTAATCTTGTTGTGACTGCGGCGGGGATGACCGGTTCACCCAAAACGATTTCGGTTCCGCTTCTTAGTGGCGACACCGCTTCCGTCTGCGCTGAAAAATTCCGCGCGGCCCTGGCCAATGATGCTGCTGTTTCCGGTTTGTTTACTGTCAGCGGCACGGGGACATCGGTAGTTCTTACCCGGAATCCAGTCAAAATACTGCAAAGTGATGGCGTTTCGGTTCCGCTTTATACAACATCGGATGCCACATTGAACATCGCGATCAACGCTGGAACAACTGGCATTACTGCGGCTGCCTCTTCCGCAAACACGATTGCCGGTACTCTTTCGAGTGGGGTGCTCATCTATGATGGCGATGGCCGCGACTTTGAAGGCACCACCCTCCCAACACTCACGACAATCAGCGCCCAGTTGTTCAAAACAATCGAATCCAACTTTGTTGTCGATGGTAGCGGCGATGACTTGTTTAGCATCTTTGGAAATGGCTCCTATCTCTTTGCACCAGGGCTTAACGAGGCGAGCTACACATTCACATCAAGCGCTGCTGGGGCTTTGCAAATTACAATCGTCGGCGTCGACTAAGTGCCGATTGATGGATAGTCGCCAGTTCGTCTGGCAAATTTGACATGGTGCCGGGCTTGATGCCCGGCACCATCACATTATCGCAAGGCGAGCGGCTTTCCTTGCTCGCGACTGCCAAGCAAAACGGCACAGCGATCACGCTCGATTCGTCGTGGTTGGTCGGTGCCGCTATCATGCCCAATGGTCAGTCATCGCCGGTCGACATGGCCGCGTCGATCGTCCTGGGCAAAGTCTCGATCGACTTCGACACCGCCGACCTCAAGCCCGGCACGCATGTCATGGACATTCGGTTCACGAATCCCGAGAGCCGCGACCAATGGAGCCAAACGATCAAAGTCGTGATCGATCGCACCGTCACCCCTTACAGCCCCCGCTAACGAGCCATGCCCATCAACGAAATCGACATCGTCCAAACTCCAAGCGGCCAACTCGTCACCGAGATTGAGCTTCAGCAAGGCCTGCCGGGTCCACCGAACACGCTCGAGATCGGCAACGTCACAACTGGCGTGCAAGCAGCGGCTAGTATTACTGGTTCGAGTCCGTCGCAGTTGCTGCATCTGACTTTGCCTAAAGGCAATACAGGCACAGCAGCTACTATCGCTGTTGGCACGACTACAACTGGCGCAGCTGGAAGTGACGCATTAGTGACTAATGCCGGAACAAATTCGGCAGCTGTCTTTGACTTCACCATTCCGCGTGGCAACACAGGCGCGACGGGCACAGCAGCTACTATCGCTGTTGGCGCGACTACAACTGGCGAAGCTGGAAGTAGCGCATCAGTGACTAATGTCGGAACAAATTCGGCAGCTGTTTTTAACTTCGACATCCCGCGTGGCAACACAGGCGCGACTGGCCCTGCAACACAGCTTTCGGTAGCCAGCACTTCCACGGGCAGTGCAGGATCAGAAGCGTCTGTTACAATCAGCGGAACTGCGCCCGTCCAGTCGCTTGCATTCACCATCCCGCGTGGCAACACAGGCGCGACAGGCCCTGCGACACAGCTCTCAGTAGCCAGCACCACCACGGGTGCGGCGGGATCAAATGCATCTGTTACAATCAGCGGCGATGCGCCTAACCAGTCGCTCGCATTCACAATACCCACAGGCCCACAAGGCCCACAAGGCCCGACCGGCAGCAGTGGTGCTACCGCCCAGCTGACTGGCTACGTATCAAGCCCCGGCACGGTCGCGGCAACCGATACGGTGATTCAAGCGGTCGGCAAGCTAAACGGCAATGACGAGCTGAAAGCCCCGATTGCATCTCTGTATCCATACATCGGCGGCAAGCTGCTCACCTACACCGACGAGGAGGCGGCTATTGCCGATCCGTTGATTTCCGCAGGTGACATCTACCGAAAGACCGCTGGCGGCGTTGATTACGTCAACCCCGACAACGTGCCATCACTCGATCTGCGCTTTGCCGCCGACAAGACGCTGACCGCGAGGCGTGGCCCGACGCCGACCTTTACGCGAGGAAGTGGCGCAACCTACATCGGGAGCGATGGTCTGATCCACGGGGTCGATACCTCGACCACCTCGAACACGATCGGCACAGGCAGCCGGACATTCACTCTGGCAGCGACCGCCGGACAGGATCAATTCTGGCGCACTGGCGATGCCGTCGAGGCATCGAATGGGGCAAACATCATGGCCGGAACTGTGACCAGTTACAATGCCACCACGCAGTCGCTGGTTTGCAACATGACGACCGCGAGCGGATCGGGAACATTCACCTCATGGCGTATCGGCTATCGCGGCCCCCGCTTCGACCACAATACCACATCTCCATTCGCCTGCCGTGGCTTGCTGATCGAGGAGGGGCGGACGAATGCGCTTCAGCACAGTGCCAACTTCAAAAATACGACCTCAAGCAACTACTGGGAAAACATAACAGGAACAACGGTAACTGTTGACCAAACAACATCCCCAGATGGAGGTGTAAATGCAGACTTGCTTACTACTTCTACGACAGCTTTCGATTGCTTTACTAGGCGTAGTGGTGTTTATGCGGCGGCATCTACACAACATACTTACTCGATATTTGTAAAACGAGGCCCGTCAAATTACCGATATGTTGGATTTTATGTTGGAGCTGGCACAGGCGGTACAGGTCAGTTTCCATATTTTGATTTTGACAATCCAACGATTGTTCAGCTTCCAACAATTACGTACGGGACAATAAATTCAACTAGAGTAGATCCTTATCCAAATGGATGGTATCGAATTAGTATTACATTTACTACTGGTGCAACTACACCAAGCACATTTGCTGGGGTTTTTATTTCCTCGTCGACTGGAGCGGCGCAATCGACTAACCCTGCTGGTAACGACTGTTATATCTGGGGTATCCAGTCTGAGCTAGGCTCCTTCGCCACCTCCTACATCCCGACGACGACAACACCACTGAACCGTAGCGCGGATGTGTGTAGTATTACGGGGGCTGACTTTACGAGCTTCTATAATCAGAGCGAGGGGACATTCTTGTTGAAAGCGACATCGCTGATGGCAACCGCAACAACAGGAAATCGGACGTTTGTTTCCTTTACGGATGGTGGATACATCAATCAACAAGGCCTTTACAAAGCTGCCAATACTAATAACTTAGGTTTTCCTATTGGGGTTGGAATAGGTCCTACTATCGGCACCCTAACAGCCGGCAGTCCATTTGCCGTTAGCGGAGCAATGCAGGTCGCTAACAATGCCGCAGCTTTTAACGGGGCGGCAGCGGTAGCAGTAACAGGATCAGCGGCGACAGGCATTTCAAAGCTGGAGTTTCGCGATCCAACGGCAGCGGCGTCAGGGCATCCGACAATGCACATCTCACAGTTCCGCTACTACAAAAAACGCCTGCCAAACGCAAAACTCCAAGCACTCACGGTATGATCGACTATCTTCTCAAATTCCCAGACCGCGCCACCGCAGTCCAGTTCGGACTAGCCAACGGATTTGCTATCATCGACGACGAAGGCAACGAGCAAATCACCCTTGCGTCCCATGAGTATGCGCTTTGCATCGTCGGTGAGCACAACGGCGATGGGCAATGGTGGGTGCTGTTCCGCGATCTGGTGGGCATCCCGATTCCCGCAGGCGGCGAGCAGTTTATTTTCTGGGCTTCCACCTCCGGCGAACAACGCCCTACCGACGAATCCACACCTAACATCTTCTGGTCATGATCGAACTCCCCATCGCATGGATTCTTGGCACGATCGGCACGCTTTCGGGCGCAGTCGCAACCTTGGCCGCGCTCATGTGGAACTTCATGAAGTCACGCCTCGAAGCGCAGGATCGAGTGATCAACGCCCAGAGCGCGACGATCGAAAAACTCCAAGGCGAAGTCGAGCGCATGGCCGCCGGATGCGGTGTCATTGAGTGCCACTGGAAACGCCGTTGATTTTCTAACACCGAACCCAACCCAAACCATGACACCCGAACAAAGCACACTCCGCCTCGTCCTCTATGTCCTCATCGCCGTCGTCTCCGCCGGAAGCGCGGGACTCGCGACGATCGACTTCGCTGATGCGAAACAAACTATCGGCTTCGCGCTTGGCCTGCTCGGCACCGCGCTGACGACCGCCCGCAGCTACATCGACACCTCCGAAAAAACTGTCTATCGTGATGAACTCTGAAACCAAATCCGACCGAGTCGGCCTCATCTGGGCGCTCATCGCCTCGCTGCTCATCTGGGCAGCCGTCGCCGTGATGACCTCCTGCACCCTACGGGTCAACCCGGATGGCAGCAAAGATGCCACCATCGACGCTCCCGCCGCTCTCCGCGTGCTGGAGATCATCGCCGAAAAATAACTGACCCATGAACAAGCCGCGAGCCAAACAGTTTGCGGTCATGGCCGCAGCGGTCAAGGTGTGGGTCAAAGCCTATCCCGACGAACTGCTGCCGCCGATGTTCGTGGTCGGAATCCGCGGCTACTATCGCGACACCATGGGAGCCGCTGGCAAAAACGATCGAGGCATCTATGACGATGCGATTTTCGTCGTCGGACCCGAAACCTTTGCCGCCTTCAATGCGAACACCGACCCGAGCCGTCATCGCCCAGGCATTGCCTCACTGATTTCCGGCGTCCATCCGTACAAGCCCGGCAACCACGGCATCAGTCGCCCCGGTGGTGGCTATCCTGCCTTCCGCCCGAACACCAAAGGCGAAGCCTTGCCAGTCATGCGCGACGGCATGGACGGCATCAAGCAAGGCATCGCCATCAACATCCACAAAGGCGGCTACAAAGGCACAAGCTCGCTCGGCTGCCAGACGATCCCACCCGCGCAATGGGATGCGTTCTACCTACTCACCCGCAGCGAGATGAAGAAGGCGAACCAAAAGGGTTTCGAGTACATCCTCTGCGACGGGCCTATCGTTTAACACCACCGCCAAGCATGGCCTACAAAAAGTTCATAGTAGCCGCCGACAACCATGGCGGTCTGGTCTGCGAGGCAGCGAAGAAGAAATTTCTCGCGTTCGCCGACGATTGGAAGCCGCACCATCGGATTCACCTTGGCGATCTGTGGGATTTCTCACCCCTGCGCCGTGGGGCATCGCCCGAGGAAAAAGCCGACGGCATCTCGGATGACTACCAATGCGGCCTCGATTTTCTCGACGCCTTCCGCCCGAACTTTCTCACGCTCGGCAACCATGACGATCGGATCTGGATGCACTCGACGAAGTGCTCGGACGGCATGCTCCGCGAACATTGTGCGAAGCTCGCTCAAGCCTCGGAGGATGAGTTCAAAAAGCGCAAGATCGCATGGGTGCCGTATCACGTCGGCAAGTACCTGCGCATGCCCGAGGGGGGACCGAAGCTGATCCATGGCTTCCGCGCCACCATGTACCCGGCTAAGGCGCATTTCGAGAACTGGGGCGCCTGCCTGCACGGCCACACCCACAAGCCCGATGTCTACACCGCCCGCCACATCGATGGCGAGGCGAGCTTTTCCGTCGGCTGCCTTGCTGACATCGATCAACTCTCCTACGCCGACCGCACGCCCGCCAAGCTCGCATGGCGAAACGGCTGGCTCTACGGCATCATCAACGATCGCACCGGCGCATGGCAGGCTTGGCATGTGATCAAGGAAGGAACCACTTGGATCTCGCCGATGGGCATTTTATGAAAAAGAAAACAAACGACGCGATCAGCTCGCTCGATTTCGCCCTCTCCCAGCTCGTCGATGAGCCCCAGCGCGCGGATGAGTTCTCATCGAATGAGTTCTTTGAGCAGGCGCTCAAAAAAGAGCCGACCATCACATTTGCAACGGTAGCCTATCGGATCAAAAGAATGGTCAGTCAAGGTGCCTTGATTGCGCGAAAAACTCGCATTAACGGTAAGGTCGCTAACCTTTACTCAAAGGCTTGAGATCCGCGCCACAGGTCAAGCTGTTCTTGACCTATTACTCAGATTCACCCGCTATTCAATCACACAAAAAGGTGGCAAATAAACCGATTCGCAATCGCACATCCCGAAATAAGCCAACCCATCCGCCTGCGTCACCGCCCGCCGGTAGTGCCTGAATAACGTCGAGCTGCCAGCCGTGTGACCCATCGCCGCCTTGGCCTTCGCCTCATCAGTCGCCGCGAGGTAGTGGGAGGCAAACGAATGCCGGAGAATGTCCTGCTCGCCAGCAATGCCAGCCGCCTTCCTGATCCGTTGCCAAGCTCGCCGCCAACCCGCAGGCAGCACCGGCCCCTCGGTAGGATGACCGACCAGCTCCGCCCGCAGCCTCGGCGTCAGCGGAATGTGCCGGTCGCTGCCGGTCTTCGATGTCGCAGGCGCAACGTAGATTTCCTTCGCTCCCACGGCCTCCCAGTCAAGCCGGGCGATCTCTCCGCTCTCCGCGTCCGGTCGGATGCCCGCAAACGCCAACAACGCCACCACACGGCGCTCCTCGACCGACTGGCAATGACCGAGCACCTTCTCGACCTCCGCCAGTGTGAGGATCTTGATCTCACTCGATTTACGATGCCGCTCGCGGTAGTTCAACACGGCGAGGATGCGCGTTGTCCGCATATCGATCGTCGCACGGGAGAGTTTCCGATCTTCGACCAGGGCTTTTTCAATGACACCCCGGTCGATCACCCCGCAGGGCTTTGCCAAAAAACCTTTTGGAACCCACCGCAGCATACGATCCATGTCCTGCCGGTAGCGTTTCGACCAGCGACCTTCGCCATCGAGAACCGCGCGATCATACCGCTGCAAGAATGTTTCCTGCGCGCCCGAGGTCGCCATTTGCTTCGCGACGATCTTCGCCGCCTCGACCAGTCCAACGCCGGTACCTTCGAGGATGCTGATGGCCTCAGTCGCCTGCAAAGCGATCGCGAGAGGTAGCGCCGATCCACGGACCCCCGAGGCGTATTGTGACCTGAGCTTGCCCGCGTATCGATTCGCCTCGGACTCCGTGCGGAAGTATTTTTTATGCCGCTTTCCATCGGCGGCCATGCTCTTCGGGATATTTACCCGCCACCCTTGAGGCGTCTTGAACGGTTTGATCTCAGCTACGCGCGGCATCTTGCCTGCACCTTATGGCCCTTTCGTGCTTTCTCAAGTTTCTTCTTTTTCCCTTTTTGCCCTCTAAAACCCTAATAAAATGGAGCCGCTGGTCGGATTTGAACCGACGACCTGCTCATTACGAAGAACAGGAGGACTCGCTATTCATCAAGGATTGCGGGCCTTGTCTTAAAAATGGACCCTTCAGGGACTTATCGCGGATCAAAACCATTTTCGTAGCCTCAACCAAATGATCCGGCGAGCATTACCGATGCGGTAAAAGTGTGGACGATTGACGCCCAGCTCGCATACCTCCGCGCTGGATACATGGCGATCACTTCGGCCTTCTCTTTGCTCCGTATTCGGGAGCCTCTTCGGCGACCATGGATGTCGGGAGGACATGCAGCGCACCGGATGATCCATTCAGCGCAGCGACCGCCCATTCCTCAATGGTCGAGTACGGGCTCGATTTGAAAGCCTCCGACCAGAGCCGGTATTCCTCAATCGAAGGTTCAAGCGAGATCGACTTCGTGAGCTCAGGCTTCTTCGATTGCTCTGCTTCTTCTCGCTCGATGGCATCGGTCAAAGCCTTTTGCAGCAGAGTGCTGCGGGACTTCGAGGTAGCATTGGGAGCCAATGCCGAGCGGATAGCGTGATCGGATCTACCGGTGGCTTCGACAAGCCACTTTCGGTTTCGCCCTAGTTTTTCAAGGCGCTGGTCTATTTCGTCGAACGGAATCATGGGGCGAATGTACCCTAAAAATGGGACTTTCCCATAAAAATTACGCGATCATGTTATTTTCCTATTGACCTTATGGGAATTTCCCATAAAAAGGGCCCGACATGAACGCAGACACGCTTTCAAAACCGTTTGAAACAAGCACTCTTCCGCAAATCGCGCTCAAGGATCTTCCAGAGCAAACCAAGGACTACATCATCGCGTATTCGGCCACCGGGCTGACCGTTCAGCAGTCCATCCGCGAAATCCTCACCGCCGCCGCCAAGGCACAGCTCGAAGGAGGTGCGGCGTGAAAACCAAGCCTCGCCTCATCACTGCCGCTGCCTTGGCCAAGGAGCTCGGTGTCTCTGCACCGACTGTCCGCAATCTCGAATCCAAGGGAGTCATCAGCCCCGAGTTCCGCATCGACAGCCTTGTTCGCTACGACCTCGCGAAGGTGCTCATTCAGCTCAAGGACGCACGCACCGCGCCGCCATCTCCAACTGCTCTCACCTACTAACCCCAACCCAATCCAAAAATGAAAAGATCCGAACGATACTACTCCCAAGCGCGCTCAAGCGCATTCCAATCCGCCGCCTTGTTCATGGGCGGAGTCGCTGCCGCCTGCTGGATACCTGGCGCAATCATCTCAAATCAGCAAGGCGCGAGCTCGATCTGGCTGCTGATCCTCATCGCTGCAACCGGCGCAGGGCTCATCGCCGCCTTCGCAACCGCGACCAACGCCATGCGCGCCTACCGCATCGGCGTCGAAGAAGAGTTCGCCGAAGCCCGCCGCGCGATCCGTCCGCGCCTGTGAATCTCCAACCATAGCTACAACCATGATCTTTCACATCACCCAACGCATCAAAAATCCAACCGTCATCGTCGCCAGCCGGACACAAATCACCGACAGCGTCACGACACGGCAAATCGCCGGGACCATGCACCTAGTCATGCCGCACTCGGCGCGCGAGGTGCTCGCCCTGCAAATGCTCGAACACCAAGTCGAGAAGTTCGCCCCTGCCTACGGCAACGGCGTGCTCATCACCGAGGCCGCGCACGCGAAACTCAACGCCTAACACCATGGCATTCGACCCTACCACCTACGACGACAACACCCTCGTGGAGGCGATCAAAAGCCTTCGCCACAGCCGCAGCGACTACCTCGGGAGCTGGGGAAAGAAACGCCTCGCCGTTCTCGAACACGAGGCCAACCGCCGGAAGCTGACAATTCAACCCACCCCGAAAAATGAACGCCACGCAATCTGACTTTGATTTTGAATCGAAGCGGATGCCAGTGCCGGCAGCGGCGGAGGTTGATCAGTTGATCGATTTCCTTCTCTGGTCATCGGCCAAGAGCTGGGTCAACGCAAAGCAGATTGCCGCGATCCTTGGCTTCAACGAACGCAAGATCCGATCACTCGCTCAGCACTCGGAGGGTATCATCATCAGCGGCCCCGGCTGTCCCGGATACCGCCACATCAACCACTGCACCTTCGACGAGTGCCGCGAGGTCTATCAGCGCCTCGATTCGCAATGCGATGCCATGAAGCGCCGCTCGATCCAAATCCGCCAAATGGCGCATCGCCTCATTTCCTAACACCC